ATGGGTCTCCACTTCTTTCAGAGTAGGAAGCTTATAATCTTTCTTAAAAACAAAGTCAGCCCAATCGGATTCTACCTTGATCTCTTTTGCACGGATTATTCCATTTACAGCTAATCTGTAACCTTCTGTGTTGATAGTACCGATTCCAATACTCCCACTCGTCAGCAAATTATGCGAACTAATAGTACCATTTACATCAAACTCACTGGATGGGTTAACTGTACCAACACCTATTTTTCCATATTGATCAATATGCATTCTCACCCGCGGCATTCCTGTAGCATCCCCAGGCTGGCTGGTCATTAACTGTAAAAAAGTACCCCATTCATCACCTCTAAAAGCTCTTATACCACTTTGACCCGCATTCTTAAAATTAAAAATTATATCTCGTTTACCAGCTTCACCTGTAGGAGAATTAGGACCTTGAATTATGAATGTGGAATTTGTATTATCCAACTCATTTCCAAATTCAAATGAATCAGTTACTTTTAATTTCTCCAAATTAACATTCCCTGATAAATCACTCATTAATATTTTATTCCATCCATTCCAAGAGGAAGATAGAAAATCGCCATTTCTATAAAAAACACCATTATTATTAAAACTTAATTGGCTTATATATCCAGCCGTTCCATTAAATCCCGGAGAAATCGTTAGATTCGTAGTAAATCCATATGCAGTACTTATTCCTGAAGTTGTTAGAAACTTCAAGTCTGCTCTAATTGCTTTTTCCCCATAACTATTAGGTGATTCACTTACATCTCTTGTATCATTAACTTCTAAAGATGTTGCGGTTTGTGCACTAACATTAGCAGCTAATAAAGAAAGCATAAATACAACTAACGGATAAAAAATCTTTTTCATAATAATAAAATTTAAACGTTAACACTAACTATATTTATCTCAATTAATAAAAATGTCATAACAGGATATACTTATGAATACAACTTACCAAGCGAGAAAACAATTGTTACAAACAAAAATAAAGAAAAAACACAAAATAATCCACAAAAAACAACAAATAGTTTTGAATTTATTTTCATATCAAGAATATAAAGGAATTAAGTCAATAATAATTTAACAGAATATTCATAAAAAACAAATTCGAAGAACTGAAAACCTATCGCTTATCACCACAAGTAAGCTTCTACACTATTATAATCAATGCCTACTCCTATACGTCAAATATCCGACAATAAAAATAATGATACCTATGTATATCTTATCTTTATGCAAATCCCACCACGAAAGTTCGACGACTTTCTCTTTTTGATTCAATATAGCATCAACTTTATTACTAAATGAATCCAACCGGTTTGAAAACTGCTGTAGAGTGATAGACAACGTTTCATCAATTTCCACTCTTTCCTGTTCTTGTTTAGAAGCTTTAGTTGTACTTTCTTTGATTACATGCTGCTTTCCTGTTGAATCCGGTGGTGAAAGATAAACCGTCTTATTCTCCACTTTCAGATTACTTAACCGCTCATTCACTATTTTCGTTTGATTACTTAGACCTATGCGCAGCTCTTCAATTACCGCCCGTAGATATTGAAAATCATCAGAGTAATCCACCTGCTTATGCGTCTCCATATTTCGAGATGTCTTGCAAGACGATAACCATATTCCCGACATCAGGATAAAAGTTATAATGTAAATTAGTCGTTTCATGGCCGGATAACTGTATTACGAAGAAAATTACTAAATTCACTACGCACATCGAAACAGGGACAAGCCTTGATATACTCTGCCGGCTCAACCTCGCCATTCCCATTCAGATCAGGAGACGTATCCCGGTGTCCAAGTAGCTCAATTATATTGTACTTCTTGCAGAGTTTTGCAACAAGATCACGAAGTGCATTCTTTTGTGCTTCTGTACGGGTATCTGCCGGGCGGTTACTTGCATCCAGTCCACCGATATAACAGATACCAACACTGTGTTTATTATATGACACCCCAGAGAATCCTTTGGTATTACAATGTGCCCCGTCAATAGTAAGCGGGCGCCCGTTCTCTACAGTACCGTCGAGATCAATTACAAAGTTGTAACCGATCTGAGCAAATCCCCTTTGCCTGTGCATCCGGTCAATGTCTTTTGCACGTAGATCCTGCCCGGCACGTGTGGCCGAACAATGGATGATAATAGAATCAATCGTTTTCATACTGTCCCTCCTTTATGTTATAATAACCATTTTGCGGCTCACGGTCACCGCATCTTTTCTTCTCACATCGCTTTAAAGCAATCTCTAATTTCAAGTTAGAAATGTCCTCTTTTGCTACAAAGAGTTCATCTTGTACGATTCTCAACCTATTTGTTTGCTCGACAAATCGCTCTTCTTTATCCGACAGTTGTTTTTGCAAAAACTCATTATACTCCCTTAAAGTCTTAAACTCAGCACTATCCGCGTTGGCATCCTCTATCCGGGCATTCGTTTTACGATTTATGTAAAAATTCACACCCCATTTGATTGCTTCTAACCCACCTAATGCGCCGATTATTGCTAACCATTCATTTAAACCCATTCTTTTCTTCTTTTATTAAATTATTAATACTGTCCTAACTTAATGTAACCTTAAAGAGACTTGACAGATTGTCCGTCTTTCCAAAAATTAATTCCCTTAGCATTTAAATTCATTTCAAACGTCCCATTATCATAATAGCTATTAATCGTATATCCATCAGGTTGTTGTATTGAACGATGCGCCACTACTCCTGACGAAGAATATATTCGCATATCAATCTGTGGCATTCGCTTTCCGGGAGATGATGTACTCTCATAAAAATGAATTCTTGTCACTTCATTGTTGTTCTCATCATACATTAGAATAGCTTTTTCTTTAGGGTCTACTGTTATCCTATTTCCATCAAAGGAAGTTTCTAATTTACCAGTAAATTCGCCGTCAACAGCTCTTATCTTTCCAGCCTGATCGACTATAAAATTATCATTGATATTAAGCCCGGTAGCGAGAATTATTTGAGCTAACAATGTCCCTGTAATTTCTACTTTATCACCACTGATTTTAATTCCCTCTTTACTGGCATTAATGGCAGCAAGAATCTTATTCGGATTGCCTTCTGCATCAGCTCCCATTACCTCTACTTTCCACTCCCGCGCTGATTGGGTAACCTGCGTACTTACCTTTTCTTCAATTGCTGCATCGACACCAGAGACAGCATCATCAACAGCATTCTTGGTTACTTCCGAAACTGTGCTTTGAAAACCTTCTGCCGTTTGATTGATTGAAGTCTCCTTTTCTGAGATATTCTGTAAAATGCCGGTAGCCGCATCAACCTGTGTTGTGATTTCTCCAACCTTGCTTTCAATTCCCTGTGCCGTAATATTGATAGAGGCTTCTTTTTCTTTCACGGTATTCAATATTCCCGTTGCTGCATTCGCCGCTTCATCTGCAAAGCCGGCATTATTAGAAGCTGATGTAGCGTATTTCTCAGCCTGCTTCACAGACGCGGCGATCTGACCCTCTTTGACCTCGAATCTCGTTTCTATATCCGTTATGGTAGTGTTAACTCCTTCCAACTCTGTTTCCACTGTCTTATTACTTGATTGCAGAACAAATGTACCACGAAGTATTACTCCGTCGGCTATAAGTCCGAACCAACGTTTTACTGAGCCTATAACAGATACAGCCCACGCCGGGATCAATCCGATATCAGCCTTTCCGAGTACACATTTCACATGTGTAGGATCGTCGTAAGCCTCCCAACTGCCAATACCATCATAAAAGTACTGGCAATTGGTACGTGAAGAGATTCGGATAAATGACTGTCTGTCCGTATCATGTACGTTACCCACTCTGACAATAATCATATGTTGATGAGGAAGAGACTCTCCAACCGGTTCAAGAATTATCGATTGATTTTCGCTATTCGGATCGTCAAGGGCTAAAAACTTCTGAATCGCATAGATAACTCCGCTATTGGCAGGGTTATGATAGTAACCAACCAGCAAATCATTATTAGCCAAAGGGTTTATATCTCCTTCGCGCAAATCCGGATAAACGGTATAAGTACTATTCCCATTATCAATGAATGAGGCTATCTTGATACTGCTGCTGAGAATTTCTTCATCCTCTGTCACCTTGATACGGTTATAAACAAACTCGTTCGTGATAAACTTATCACGGGCATAAACAGACTTAAATTCCGCATCGCCGTTGTTCCTGATAATCCACCCGGATATCCCAGAGACGAAATCACCCACATATTCCGGGATCAGCTTTCCCGCATTATTCAATACCTGTTTTCCGGTGGCCTTTACAGAAGAGAGGAAACCGGATACTCCGGTTGATGATAATATTGCCATAATAATTTTTTATATTCAAGACAATTTTGTTAATTCAATCAAATTGATGCCCGGTCGATAACTCTGAGTAGGAGTACCCTCCTGCCATGCAGCAAAATCAACGTCTGAATTTTGATCTACCGTAAACTCTAATTCATTATTGTATTGATTATTCCCTTTTCCTGTGAATCCGGCTTCCCCTACATTTACTTTTGCAAGCTGACTGTTGCCTTGAAATACCCCGTAAAAGGAATTTACCCGGTATTTTTCTTCAAGGACAAAGTTATCAGAAGGGGAATTCAGAATCCTTGCACGGTAATGCCCGGCAGGGAGGAAAAATGAAAGCCTTAATTTTCGGGTTCCGTCCGAAGTGTTATTTTGACAGGATTGACATTTGAGGAATATTTCTGTCGGGTAAATGCCGGAGTCATCAGCAGTACTATTCGATTCATAATTGTTAGCATGACTATCTGAGAAGATACTATTTGAATAATACTTACCTGAATTACAGTTAAAAAACCATTGCAAGGCTGTTCCTTCCGAACTCTTTAATTGTTGCACATCATATCCGGTATGAGTGGCAAGTCTTACCTGATTGATGGTATCACCGTTAGAGGTTATATAATCAACCTTATTATTCGATGTGCCATTAAATCCGATGACCGCCTTGATGGATACGACAACGGGACGTGTTACTTGTATACTGTCGGATTTTATTTCAGATACTGTCGTGGCGTTACCAACCTGAGCATATACCATCAGATTTCCTTCTGTGACGCCCGATTCAAATTGCACGAGAGAATCTGACCAATCGAGCCATTCCGGACAGTCTGATAAATCCGGCTGCTTGCCAATTTTGTATCGCGTTACCGTATTTGTGGTGTTAAATGCAACTGATACAGTACCGGAATTCGTACTTGCATCACCGTTGTTGATAACAATGCTATTCAATACCACCGACACGGTGTCTACCAATTCAATCTGTACGGACTTGTATTCAGGTTGGGTTGTGTCATTCTTCAATTTACCATATACCGTTTTATTTCCATAAGATTGAGACAGGGTAAAATTTACAATGTCATTTTCAAATGCAATCCAGGAAGCATCAGAAAATGAGGAATTTTCGGAAATCATATAATGCGTAGGAGTGCCTGAATAAGTGAACTTTATTCTGATATCTCTTTGTACCGTCGACGATGCTCCGTCATTGACTGTAATTGAAGCTAACGTCAATACTGTTTCAGTATAAGTTATCTTGGCAGATAGTGATTCACTTTCCCCATGTGTGTTTTTCAACTTTACATATACCGTTTTCTCATTGAATCCGTCAGACAGGATAAAGGATGGATTATCACTATATTCAACCCATACGGCACCGGAGAAATCAGAATTTTCACTTGCCATGTAATGAGTCGGAGCCTGCCCGGAATAGGTTATGCTTAACGTGACATTTTTCTGTCCGGTAGTACTGCTACCATTATTTATCTTAAGAGATTCCAATGTCGGCGGAGAAACAAATTGGTTAAGTCTTTGCAAATAAGGTTCTCTGAGTCCGTTTTTCAACTGCTGAACGAAATAATATGCATCATCATAGGCATATTCTTTGTTATGATCAGCTTCAAAGGCTGATACATACTTATCTACCCTTTGCATCAGCTTCTCATCAAAATTCAGGTTGACAAGTAATTTACCGTCACTGACGGCATAAGATGTACCGTAAACATTTTCTCCGGAAACAACCGAGACACCGTCTACAGAAGGAATACCATCGAGAAGTACGGATAAATCACGATAGAAGAAATTGGAGCCTTTGGGGATATACATCTTGAAGTGTATTCCGGTATCGGTTATAGTCTTCACAGACAACGTATTCACACGCATGTACCAATATTCAAAAAATTCATCCAAAGTAGGAAACCAAAGGGAATCATTTCCAATATCCCCATAAAGTTGATGAATATTCTTAATAAGTACAGACTCCCAATGCGCGCACCGATGTGCGCTGCCTATTAACCAATATATCGAATTTCTGTCGACTGACGAATTCATAGTAGCCAGTCTCGACAATAAATCTTGTGCGTACTCAGGGGTATCATTATCCAGTGTCAAGTCATTGCCATATGCAAATACGCGCTGTATCGTCACATCATTCTTGTCAAGAGTAAAATCGGACTTGAACGGATACACAAGTTGTATGCTTGAATCTCCTGACTGTGCTGTTATTGCCTGGATAACCGGATTGTTACGACTGAACGCAATATAGTTGTGGTCGCCGTTAGGCTCGGCCATCACCTTAGGGGTAATCCCGGCATATTCATTAAAAAAAGAAATGGTATCATTCAGGCACTTGTCGAATTTTTCTTGTGTGTCAGTATCCGAAGAATACCCTACAAGATCGTGAAGAATAGCCATATACCCAAAATCACGATACATCTTGAATTCTTTTTCAGACACCCAAGGATACCACATGCCCACATCCTGTCCAATACTCTGGTCTTTCAGCTTTTCCGGCCACATGGCCATCGCTGTGGCGTATCTACGTTTGACGCCGGTACCATCGGTACATTGAGCAAAGTTATCAGGATAGTAATCATCCGACACGTATTGTTCGAATTCCTGCTTGCCTTGCATTCCTAAATGATAATACGGGTATCTACCATCAGGTAACTGCATCTTTTTGGCCAGCTTTCTTTTATTTATAAGGCTGAATATATATTGATAAATAGTATTGCTATCATCCGTTATGTAACTGAATACCATTTTCTTATTGAACTTCAATGGAGGAATAGATAATGAAACAGATTCCTTATCGATAGTATTTGGAAACGCCACATCAAATTCAACGATATCACCGTAAAACTTACAATACCGGATATGGAGCAAACCGTTCACGTCTTCCGTGACGGTATTCTTGCATCTCACTACGATACACGACTGCAATTGTGAGTTAATGTAAAGACGAACAATGTCATAATTATGATTGAAAAACTCTTTATTCAATCCCCTTCCGGTAGATGCAACAAAGGAATCAACATCTAAATATGTACCAAAACCTAACGGTTCATCAGAAATAATATATTCCTTTGTTTCATCCGCATTTTGAGGCAAAGAGGGCAACTGTACGCTTCGCTCCCATATATCAAGCTTTTCACCACCAATATCATATGTACCGGATTTACTTTCTGATAGAGAAAGAACTAGGGGGCGAGCTACTACCTTACCGTCAACTTCTTCTTTTGAATAGGTCTCGCCTTTTGAATATACTTCCGTTTTAGAATACACTTGTGCCGGAAGGCCGGTTAGTTTTTGTTTCTCATCGTTTGTGTAATCATTACTTGACAGGCCTTTGCCTGTAATGGAATCCTCTTTCTTATTAATCTCTGATACGATGCTATTCAGCTCTTCTGCCGATAAGGTATCACCTGTTTTTTTTGTAGGTATGTTAAGTGGCATAATTATAATAGGGTTAATGGTAATACATAAGGAAAGCCAGAACTAACAGGAGGGACAACTTCACCGAAACGATCAGCAGGAATAAAAATCCATTGCTGCCGGATTGTATGGAAAACAGGGATAAGCATATGCTCATAGTCCGTTAAACCGGATTGCACTGGAGCTATGGGAGCCCAACTTTCAGAACCTTTCGTCAATAAAGAACCGATTAAGGCTGTATCGGCTTGCGGATCAACGTTATCCAGACTACCTATAGTTCCGCCTGTCATATCAACTTCGAGCAACGAAGTAGATAAACTTTCTACGTTTTCTTCCTCTTCGATCAAATCATGAGATATGGAATCTTTGTTACTGTCTTCGATTAATGCATTAGAGAGTGAGGTTGTTTTCTTTGAGGAACGAACAATCAGCCCGGAGTTTACTTCAACAAAACCGTCAGAGGTAAGTCCTTCTAAAAAGGTTATAACTTTTTGGGCAGAGTCCGGCTTAATTTTATTAAGGTACGTTTTCTCAACAGTTTGTAATACGCTCTTTATAGCCTTGTCAATTTCAGACACAGTACGAAGAGAGGATAATGTATTTTCTTCGGAAAGCTCTGTTTCGGTATTATCTGTTGCAATAATACGGGAACGGATTTCAAGTAAGGTACGAAGAGAGGATAAGACATTTTTATCTGTTAATGATTTTATATCTATCTCTTTAACTATATCTACTGATTCACCGCTGCCACCAGGGATAATCGTAGTATTTCCACCCGAAGAGCGTACTACTGAAACTCCTGTTGGATAATTCTTTGACCGGGGTTGTGCCGGTATAGATTTTGTTTTTATTGTTACATCTTTCATACTTCAACCATTATACACCGAAAATTCCCCATTTTATAATCAATGGTACCTCCGGTATTAATGAATACTTTACCAACCATAAAGTTGTCCGACAACCGGGTAATTGGTGTCAATTCCGGTACCTCTTGTATTTCTTGTGTAAGTTTAATATGGGTGTCACTATATCGATTAATAATCCGACGAATAAGCTGCTCTTCAGGACGAATCAATTTCTTTTCTATAGCAGAATAAAGATTATCTTCCAGGTATTTATCTACAAGCATGACTTTACTGTAACATGCACCATCGTTATTATAAGAGGAGATCTTGAATTCTATTTCATCGAGTTCATTGATATAGTCTTCGTTGAGTACGTTTTCATAATAACGATCTGAATTGTCATCAGACTCCCAAACATTTTCATCTTTCTTTTGATACTTAACATCTATGTCTTTTACATAACAGCCATACTGATGTTTATCATAGTCATAACGTCCGCTACCTCTTGCGAAAAATCCTGTTATATATAACTCTGGAGAACCAATAGGCGATACACTATCAATAGGGATAATATGCCCTTCCATACCATTGTAAGGCATATCTATCGTTTTTGTATTTTTTACTTTTATATAATTTCCCTTTTCAAAGTTCCTATCCGGGTTGTCGAAAGTAATATCAAATTGCGATTCCTCTCTCACCCAATTAGTTCCATTATAATAATAATCCCCAATTTTCAATACAAAATACATCTTTATAGGATGAAGTGTTATTTCTTCATGTATGCCATCGTTGTATTCTAAACTTCCATATGGCTTTATTGACATATTGATAGATATGGCACCGTCGAGATACGCCGCACACGGAAGAGATTCTCCTATTCTTAATAACCGTTTTCCAATCGGTAATAAGTAGGTTTCGTCGTAGCTTGTGTAGTAAAGTGTACGACGAACATTTAAATATATTAGATTTTCAAAATCATAATTCACTCTTTCTGGAACGCCGTCATTAAATTTTATTTCACACAATTTCATTAAAGATGATCCCAGACAATCTAATTTACCTTTAGCATCAAGCTCTTCATACTTTTTATCACCTATATCCTGATACCCTTCCTCTATGCCCCAATCGGGTATAGACACTTTATTATAGACATAATGATATGTCCCGTAAACGTCAGGTCTAAGAAAGAGGCGAGTTGTTTCTGTTCTCTGTGGCCAATTGGGGTCAGTAGCATCTACAGTTTTATATTTTTCTATTATTTCTAATTTATCAAAATCTTCTTCCGGGAAAACTTGCCCTACATTATAATTACTTGTTTTTACAGTCACCTTATTGTATCCGGGTATGAGATCGAGGGAATGATCCGATCCAGAGAAACCCGTTTTTTGTACATTTAATAAATTAGGTAGTTTCCCTGGCTCCCATGATTTCATATCTAACGAATATTTCCAATAATCCCCCTGGTGGTCTATATCAACAAAATACAAATCTCCTCTCCAGTCTACACATGTCCAATTAAGAAACTTACATATGTCCTCTAATACCTCCTTATACGTCATTGCCTTGTCATCTTCATCAAAAAAGTTCTGTTCACTGAGGCTCATCTTTTTTAATACATTGTCGATATCCGATGGATAGTCTGCCTCTGTTTCTGAATAGACATGTGGAAAGATGACAGAATTATACTTTGCATTCGATAAGGTTATAGCATTTTTCAGCAAGGTCCAGAGCGAAACAAACATCTTGCCTTCCTCTCCTATTTGTTTATAAGGAATAAATTCAAGCGTTGACATAGCCGACTGACATTCTAACTCCAGCTCAAACAGCTTGGAACTGTAATCCTGTGTGTATAGTTCCGGTTTAATAAAACCACACCAAGTGATAATATTATTTCTTTTAAAAGTAACTCGATATTGCTGATAGGCAGTAGAATACAGACTTTGAAGATAATCACTACCAACTATACATATATTTGCTGTGCTGAATCTTGTAGGAATATATATAAAATCATCGTCTACTATTTCTACAGAAAAAGGATTCTCTGCTGGTGTCAATTCTGTCACTGATCCAATGTAACCTTCTTTCTCTATCTCAATTATGCAAGTCTCATTTTTAAGGCTCGCAAACGGTATGGTATAAATTAGTCCGTAGCTCATAATGTTTTTTTCCCTTGCGATTTAAGTTCATTGTTTATCGTCAGAAGCAAATCTTTACCTCTCACTTTAGTTGTCATAGACTGTGGACTTACAGATGCACCAGCCAACAACCTTCCCGATTGAATAGCTTGCCATAATCTGGACTGTTGACCTTGATTAAGTATCATTTCACCAGCATTAACTCGAGCCAACATCTTGTCTCCAGAAGAAGGACCGCCAGTTATGATACCGCCATTAGCGAATTTAGGGATGGACGCAAAAAGAGCAACTGCAGCAGCGATCGCCGCACCAATAGCAATAAGATTAGCAGGAAATGGTAAGCTCGCTGCACTTGAACCTGCAGCACTTACACCCTTAGCCGTATTGGCGGCGACCTCTGTCGTTGCAGTGGTTACAGCTGTTGATGCCTCAGATATATCAGCCTCCTTCTTAATTTTAGAGTTTGCAACCTCCACCTGAGTAACTATAGTATCTACAGCAGCCCCTTCTACTTTTTTAGCACTTAATTGTTTTGTCGCTTCTGCTTCATCCCCCTTTGCCTTCGTCAGCTTATTTGTAATCTCTGCGATATTTTCAATCATTTTTATAATGGAAAGAAAAGAGTCAGCTACATTTGTCATCGCATTCCATACTGCCATAAGCCGCTCCCAACCATCTGCTTCAGATTCAGGATCGAACACCTCATCGAGGTTTTTAAAGGATGATACCAGACGATCTGCAGAAGAGGCAATATCTTTTATACCGGAATATACTCCTTCACTGAGTTCTTTTTTTAAATTCTTCACGTCCTCAATAACTTGAGCTATTTTCAAAGCATCCTCCAATGAATCTACATTCTGCATTGCCCGGTTTAATTCATCGGTCATTGCCACTCCTGCTTCGTTGGCAGCGTCTTTTAAATCATCACGTAGTTTTTTAGCGATGTCTAATTCCTCACCCAAGATGTCTACCTTTGACTTCTTGTAATCAAAAGTAGTATCTCTTTTTCCAAGAACCGGAGCGGCTATCTGAGACGCTGCCTTGGCTTTCAATTCTTTAATGAATTTATCGGCGGCGTCTCCAACTCCTTTTATAGATATAGCCGAATTAGCGGCAGCAGTGGCAGCATTAATTATCGCTTTGCGGTATTCATCTTCAGATATTAGTTTTTTATCTAATTTACTTTTAGCTAAATCAGTAGCTTCCTTATATTCCTGCTCCACTTTAGATAATTCGGATTGTATTTTAGCCAATTCCGTTACCCGTGGATTCAAAGTGCCCAACAGTGCCGTTGCATATGTTTGATTGGCATCCGCAGACTTTCCAAGTATTCCCCCTAATTTTACAACTGTGTTTGTGTTTAGACTATCAATTTCTTCGTTATACTTATCTTGGGTAATAGCCCCCGCATCAAGCTGATTTTGATAATTCTTTAAAGAGGCATAGTATTCGTCCTCTGCTTTTTGAAGAGGGGTTTTCTTGCTATTATCGTCAGCATTCGTATTTGGCGACAGCTTCAAAGAGTTTGTTATAGCGTTTTCCAACTGTTTAGATGAATCTGCCATGATTTGCCAATAATTAGACATCTCAACCAACTTGTCTTGATAATTTTCAGAAAAACCAACTCCGGGTTTTCTCGCTTGATCAGAATATGTATCAATGCCTTTTTGCAGCGCTTTTCTGGAACCGGTATCTTTGAATTTCGAAATATTATACATCATATATTCCAAATTGCCCTCCTTCATTCCTTGAAGCTTCAGCTCCTTCTGAAGCTTCCCAAATTCATGTTCGGCCGATACTTTCTGTTGCGCATAGAATTCAGCTCGTGCAGTTTCTTCTAATAACTTAATCCTATCTCTTATCTTGTCATTAATTCGTTTTTGATAATCTATTTCACTCTCATTTTTTTTCCGGATCACATTTAGACGTTTTGCAATATCATCAAGTGCTCTCTTTCGGTCATTGTCGCTACGATTAATATCTCCTGCTATATCTCTTAACGCCTCCAATTGAGAGACGTCTGCAGATGGCTGTAATTCTGCCGCCTGTTTTTTATAATCGGAAAATATATTTCGTATTCGATTAGCCTCTTCACGCAGGTTTCTAAAATAGCCAATTGCGGCAACTACTCCAGCAATAAGCATCGCCCAAACAGATGTTTTCGCCATAGCCCATAACGAAGTACCAAGACGTTTTATTTGTCCGCTAATAATAAGACTTGCTTTTTTAAATCCGTTAGCCCCTGCCATAGCATTAGTAGTAGCAGATATAGCCTTTTGTTTATCCAACGCCTTTTGTTCTACAGCACGAGCCTTTTCTAAGGAGCTTTCAGCGGCTATCCTTGCACGTACAGCCTTTTCTTTTATAACCTCAGCGGCTATAACATCTCTAGCCACGCCATTAGATAGGGCAATCTCATAATCGGCCATTGCGACCAATTCAGCTTTCTTTTTAACCGCCAGAGTCCCTTCGATAGTAACGCGTCTTTCGGTAGCTCTAATAACTTGTGCGGAAGCTCTCTCTCCGCTCATTGCTGTTTTGTCATAAGCAGCCGACCAACTACGCCATACTTTAGTCGCTGCATTTGTTGCTATAAATACAATAGCAGCAAAAGAAAGAGTCAATAGATGTTTTAAATTGTCTCCCAATGTTTGTATTGCCTCTGTTAACCAATCTATCAAAGCTTTATACTTACTTTGTGCATCTGTTCCATTAACGAACTCGGTAAATACGTTCTTTAAGCGATTTACTGACGTCTCTAAGTTGTCAGTATCTACATTTGGAATCATTTCGTTCAAAGCCTCAGCGAACTTAGGAAGCACGTCTGCACTCATCAGTTTACCTTGTTTCAGTAGCTTATCAAGTCCGGCAACAGAAACACCGGCAGCTTTAGCCATTGCCTGTAATGCAATAGGTAATCGTTCCCCCATCTGCAAACGCAATTCTTCGGAACTGATCTTCCCTTTACTCATCATCTGGGAAAGAGCAAGGAAAACACCATTGCTATCATCAGCACTCATGCCGAAAGCTGTAACAGCCCGGGAAACAGATTCAAAGATTTTACGCTGGTCCATCATGGACATACCGGAGACAGATGCAGCAGCCGTAAATTTGGCAAAATTCCCGGTCAAGGCGTTAATCTCTAATCCGTACTTCTTTGCCATATCGATCAGGAACCTTTGATTATCGGCAAACTGTGCCATCCCTCCGGAGACATTCTTCAATGCTGTAGTTACCCGGTTGGTTTCCCTGGCTACATCAATAAGACGGGAAACAAAATTGCTTAATCCTAATCCACCGGCACCAAGTGCGGCAGCAAAGGTTAATACTTGCATTTGCATTGCCCGGAGTCCGGCTTTTACCTGGTTTGTACCCTTCTTGAAGTTTTCAGTCAGAAGGTTTATCGCAATACTGAATGATAATTTACTTGCCATAATAATCTGATTTTTTCGTGTTCATAAAATTCTCAAATCTTTCCAACCCCTCGTTAATAGCCCTTTCAGCTTCCATTTTAGCATCTTCTTCTTCCCAGGGAAATATTATCAGATCCTTAGCTCCGTTTTTCATTTTTTTAGCGTCTATATGCGGCATCATGGTAAAGAAGGTCCAAAGACGGTTACTTTCCATTTCTTCCTTACGTTTCTTCTCGTAAGAACCGATGTACATTGGCAGATCACATAATTCCATTTCATTCAGAGCATAATGGGCATCCAGTCCCGACATAATAAGAGTTGAAACAAGCTCACTGATTTTTTCCGGCAGCGTATCATTATCTCCCGTCTCACCTTTTTGCCTCTTATAAAATTGTGCCAGGACTGCAGCTTCTCTTTCCAAAGCTGATACCATTTCACAGGTTACTTTTTTATTTGATAGCGTATGGCGAAAAATTTCAAAAGTATACATCTTCCCCAGAGAATTACAGATCACTGTAGTATAAAGGAGCACTTCCAAATCTTCCTGATTAGTATAATCCATCAAAGAGAAAGACTTCCCCCGCATCTGTTCCCAGCGTATGACTGCTTTTATTGTTAACCCTATTTCCATTATTTCATATTAAAAAAGGCGGCCATCATAGGACCGCCTTTACAAACATTTGTTTATTAGCTATACTGAAGGATCTTCCCCTTCTCCCCCCGACACAATACCTTTTACTGGCTTCAATGCACCCACTCCCTTAAAAGATGCACTGACAGAAACAATCTGACCGTTATCCGACTTTATAGATAGAGAGGTGATGATAACTTTACCGGTATAATTTTTTTCCGTAGTATCTTTCGTGAATGTGCCGCCAAAATTATCTTTATCAGCAGCTTCGGCACTTCCGAAAAAGAAATCTAAAGGATCACCTTTAATCTGTTTATCCAGCAGGAGATCAAAGCTCATTGCTCCCTCTTTGCGTGTCAGAAGTGATTCACTGGAAATAGTGAAACTCTTCTTTCCGGCAAGAGAACCAGACCAATCACCCATCATTTTGTTTGAAATATCAAGTTCTTCTGTACTGATATCCAATCCTGCACTTGATCCGAATGCTATCGGATCTTCTCCTACAAAAAGCATTAATTCACCTCTAAAGATGTCTGTGCTTGAATCTAACTTTTTATCTGCCATAATTCTAAATTTTAAACAATTGAAAATAATAAGACCTGTATGTATTTCCCGTCTACATAATCTTCTGTAGCATCTTCCAAATGTATAGTCATATTCGGATTGCTAAACTCCCCGTCTAATGCTTCAAAAATCAATAATGCAAGTTGCTTACTCCTGTCATAGTTATCACAAACCGCATTGATATAGACTTCGCATTTTTGGGACGTATAGCCCATCTTGTTACGTTCGATCATATAACGATCCCGCTGGTATATGATAAAGTCTCCTGGCGTATCCTGCGGTGCAACAAGGGGATATACCTTTGTACCTACTAATTCCTTAATTTCCGGAGAGTCCAGTAGTATCGCCCTGATTTCTGTTGAAATATTGAATTTTTCTTCTGCTTTTCCCATTATCTACGGTTATTAATACGTTGTATTGCTCTTTCAACCCCTTTGTATAGGGCATCCATTGCCTTGTATTCTTCGCTATTTTTTGCATCCGACCAAAATCTATTAGCTGGCATAATACCCGAATTTCCGGTGATTGGATGTGGCCGCTTTCGCGTACCCAAATCAACAAGGTGCGAATGCGCTCCCCATTTATCGAATCCAGCTAAAGCCCCTAATTTATTACGCTTTACTCTTGTCGTAAAAGAATTCATCAGATGATTAGTCCCCTTACCCGGTCTCTTCAACCTATCACGTAAATTACTTCTTCCTCTCACTCGAAAGACATTTACCGCCGCTCGGAGCCCCGACTTAATGGCCTTGTCTTTCTCGAAAGCTTCCAACTGGTCTACGAGATAAACAACTGCCTCCCTATCTATGAGTTTAACTTGCATCAGGTATTCAATTTTTCAAGGGTAATCACCAATGTATTGTCTCTCTGTAAGTCCACCATCTTGACAGTGTATTCCAAACCCCTATAGTTAACACGACTGTTTTCCTTTATCTGTGGATAGTTACGAGTCTGGAATACTATAATTTTTCCAATAAACTGCTCCATAGCATTCACTCCGTCCCGATCCGCAATAACAGACATCTTTCTGCGTGAAGCCCTACAAGTCAGTATCGGTTCATACTTCTGTTCTATTGATCCGGAAGCGGATTGAGCTGCAACCAATTCTTTAAAAACCAATATTTCACGTAATAATCCAGCTCTCATTTTGTATGATCCCTATAAAGAGCAGTTAAATATTGTACACCCCGTGGAAGTTCTTTAAGATTAGCAGTAGAAATGCTTTCTCTATTTCCATAATAAGTACCAACGACAAGTAAAATGGCATGTCTGAGTGGGGCTGGAATCATTGTACCACCGCCTATCGTTTCAAGTTCATCAACGGAAACACATAAATCTTTTGCGATGTTTTCCTCACCTACCTCTATCAGGGATTCAATGTAGGAGTCATCCTCCGTAAAGGATGGCTCTATAATTAAATGCTGTTTTGCTAATTCCAAAGTCACATACTTTCCCATGATATTACTTCATAGATGCAACAGAGAATGACTCTGAACGAATCATACCCATATTCCAATAAGAATTAACGACCAAACGAACAACACCTTCCAACATGCGGGAATACGGGTCTACTTTGATTTCCAGAGCTCCCCATTGGCCAATGAAATAATCATTCCAGTTACCAAAGATTATTCCATATTCGTCCTTAGCTGTTTGCAAGCCTTTAGGCAAATTGTTAGTACGCAAAGAACGATAACCATTCAACATTCCTACCCCGCTTTCTCCAAAAATGAAACCACCGGCACCAGAAGCGTCTTTCACTTTCGTCTTAGCCTTCCCAACCAGAGCCGGATGCATAATATATGCCAAATTACCATACAAAGCATTTTGTAAATCAGCATTCGTTTCCAACTCTACGACCTTTGTCCAATCCATCGTACCGGAAATAGTCGGTACGTCTTGAAACAGCCCATCGGGTTTGTTATCATCATGCGCATGAGTCCCAAATGCTGTCTGCTCCACTTTTTGGGCGATAGCGGTTGCCAAAGTCTGGCGAATAATAGCTTCAACGGATGTATTCTCTTGAATTAGTAACTGCTCGGAGATATCAACATAGGCAGTCAGACGTTTCGGTTTGTACGCATCCCCTTTAGAAAATTCACCTGCTCCATCTTTTGCTTTAGCATTCTCACCTTCCCAGAACACATTCGAACCGCTATATTTAGGCCAATAGATATCTCCCTGCAATCCTGTCATGAACCGGGCTCCGGCTTTCGCCAGCACTAAAGACGACTGTAAAGGTAACAACATTTCTTGTTGCTCCTGATCTATTACAACTCCGGTAGTTGATTCTGTAGCTGCTGTAAATGTGGCGCGTGACTCAATAGGAAGCACAAGTGATGTCTTAGAAGCCCGCTGAATACCACAACCATTATGGAAATTCGTTGTTGACTCAATTACGGATGCATCAGCCGCATTTTGTTCTTGACCGGATACGTAATTAGCTAATGCTCTACGGAATGAAAATCTTTCTTGTCCGGGCTGTACGTGCGGTTTTCCACTTCCACGGTTCATCATTTCCCGTTCCTCGATTTCAAGCTCGATTTCGGCTCTGCGTCGCTGATTTTCTCCCAGCTCTTCCGTTTCTTCTGGCTTAAACTGGCGCGTCTCAGTCTTTGCACCGTTGATAATTTCTTTAGAACGAGTAATCAGCTGATTTCTTTCGTCCTTTAACTCTGTGATACTTTTTTCTTTTGTCATACATTTAAATGTTTAATGATTTTTCAATATTTGAGTAGTAAGATTCAGGAATATCTTGTTCCTTTTTTCGCAATTCTTCTTCCTCCAACTCCTTACCTCGCATGTAAACTGAAGTCTTACTATAGGCACCGCTGTAAACTGGGGCAACGTCATATAGATTTCCAATTTTCTCAACTGTTCGTTTCCAACTACCGTCTTTTTGTTTTTCCCATGTGTCTTTTTCCACATCAAAGCAGAAAGAACTTTCTCCGATTTCTCCGCGACGTATATTCTCAAGTAATTCGTTACCTAACACTGTGTTAGGAGCTTCAAAACGATATTTCAACCCTTTGTCATCAACAGAAAGGTTCAAAGACCCCTGACCGTACTTACTTCTTGCAAGAATTCCACGGCTTTGGTCATGGTTCAAAAGTGCAAAAACATCACTTTTTGCCAGAACTCCATCAAGTGCGCCACGTTGTATAACTTCCGTGAAGGATAATCCATCTGACGGAGTATTGAAAAGTAGCGCATACCCTTCAACAGTACGTTTACCCTCATCTTCCCCGATCACTTGCATCTGAAAGGAAGTATTTCTGATTTCTCTTTTTTCGTCCATAATCTTACTTTTATACACTAACCACAGAAGTGTCGGACAAATCCGGACTTTTTAGTGGATCCGGTAGCTTTTCCTTCACTGCATTATCCAGAGTCTGCACGTTCACCTGAACGAATGCCTTGTCCCCGTTCTCAATTTTCGGAAGATTATTTTCTCTACGTACCTCATTCGGGGTTGCAGCCCCAATGACTGACAGATCCTTCCAATAAGCCGCTTGTGCACTCTTATCAGTACGAAGAATAGCTGATGTATCGAATTCAGCAATAATCCTACCGCGCTCGGACAAAAGAAAAACCTTCCGGTTAATCTCCTGTTCAATCTTTGTGATTACAGCAAGAGCAGTATCAGTCAAATATTGTAGCTGCGTAGCCTCAACAGTTG